CTTTCTCGTACTACGCGGTTTGTAATGCCCTTTTAAAGGCTCACTACCGTAGCTACGCGACGTAGAAAAACCGTCTTTTGTTTGTAAGTAGCTCTGGGTAGAGTCCGGGTAGTCTACGACTAATCCGATCCCGCCTCGGAAATGCTCCAAGCATGGAAGGAAACGAGCTTCGAACGGTCTAGTGACCATTTCGGGGAGGCTCGTTGGATCAATCATAGGGCTGTTATCCATAAGCGATGCTAGGACTACGAAGTTATCTTCGATCGTAACTAGCTTGTTATCCCTGCGAAGGGTCGCTATGTCATAACACGTCTCCCAACCATCCTCAACCACTCTCTTAGAGAGAAGGGGTTTAAACTTTTCGTTAAGCGACATAAATAAACCTACATCGCCAAGATGATAAGGAACGTAAGGCTTCAGACCTTTGGGCACGGGCTCATGGAGCGCCTCCCAAATACGTTTGATTTTTGAATCGCACGTATTGTCTGAACTGGAATTAGATGACCAATAGCGTAAGCGGTTGGCCAACTGGATGCGGTAATCTACCGCAACACCTGTCTCGGAATCCCTTGTGGGGTCCGTGGACTTTTCCATACCTACCTTCTTACGTAAGTAGAAGGGTCGGACATCGTGGTTATCAAACCACTCCGTACCACAGCTCTCATAAAAACTTCCATCTAGGAAGCTTTTTGTGCGGTTAACCTCGAAACCGAGATATTCGAGGCGTTCAATGACCCCTGCAGCATATTTTTGAGGGACAATAATATCGTCCCCGTACACGCTGCAAAAGTTCCAAGCACTCTTCGGAACGACGGTGTAGATTAGGGCAAGGAAGTACAAAGTCATAAGATTAAACGTATGACCAGCCCCCATAGGGCACCAATTGTAAAAAGGTGTGCCTTCGTTTCTTCCGTTATTCTCACTTTTCCAATAATGCGGCCTAACTAGGTCGACAAAATGGAGCAGATCAGGAGGTAGAATATCTTCTAAATTACGCTCAGAAAACCAACTACTGGCGCTACTCAAGTCTATTGTTGCGAGCTTTAAATCTTTTGCCCGCTTCGCTAGGTTCTGATTTCGCGTCTGGTCAGTTACATCTACACCGTACCTGCGAAGGATTACTGATAACTTCTTTGCTAAACCCAGTTGTAAAAACATATTAAGGGTAGGCATTGAAGCTACGGTTCGACCAACGAAGGCAGTCTTCGGTACTGCTGTTATACTAACGGCGTTCTGAATGTCTACGCGGGGTTGCCACGAGTTCCAAACTTCCCCTTTTAGGGAGGAAGCGAACGGCGCTAGAGCTGGGCTAACTGTTGTCGCTTGACGCAACTTGTTCGATTGTGGATCGTCATAGGCAGTCTTCGAAGACGAGCCCGGTCCCAAACGCGCATATTCCACAATCTCCTCCAACACCTCAGGTGTGAGGAAGTAGCTTCCATCAACGGAAAGCATACTGTTTAACTGACGGCTAAATTCAAGTAACCATGGCGCATTTAAGCGCGTACTAGACCGAAGTTTTAACTTGTCTTCGATCTCTATAAAAAGAGACATGGCCTCGTCTTCAGCATTGACCCCCGTACTTAGCGAAGTGCTCTTGACGAGCAACCTCGAAACAAGTCGATCATCGCGAAATTGCGATGCCATTGACCAATTTTGGCTTTTGGCAAGATCGAGCATGAACCGGCACTTAGGTGCCTCCAAGTAGTGCTTCGGATCCGGGCTCATATTCTTGAGCTGTACGTATTCCTCAGCGGAGACCAACATACTAATCGCCAGTGAGTGCGGCGTATTGAAACGCTCACACAGGCACTGCGTCAGCGCTAGTTCAACTTGCGCGTCTGTAGTAGCCTCAACAAGCGCCTTGATAAAGGACATCCTGTTTCACCTCTTAAAGGAGATTTTTAACTAATACCCCAACCAGCGGAAGCTAGAAGGGCGCGTCGAGATTTTCAATTAATGCCGTAATCACGCTATGAGCAGCTAAGTTTTGCAAATAAGCTGCAGCGTTTTCCCTGCTTGCGACCGGTAGGTCCTTGGGCAGGATGACATTAATATCAAACCGATACGAGGATGGGTACGAATACAAACCCGTAACCGTGTCCAATACTTCGATAGGCACTTCCACCTTGATCTTCTGTCTCACGACAGTAGAGTTCCCGCTCACTTTCGATTGCGAGATACTCAAGGAGTAGAACCCTGCAGCAGTTGCTGCCGTGGTGCGCTCTTGGTACACAACAATGTCGCCCTCTTTCCTTGTAGGAACAAAGGTATGTGCGACCGGTGTACTCTGCCCGTCATTGATGACGATGTTTGCAGCAGCGGCCATGATATTTAGCTCTCATGTAAGCCCCAGATTTTCTGGGATGTAACTCCCTCTCAGGAGATGGATCTCCGCATCGTTGTTAAGAGCGACACGGCGTTGATTAGCGAGGTAACACTAGCTGGAGGCCTAATTTCAAGGAAATGTGGCACAGCTGGTAAACCCACTAAATAGCGTCTGTACGATTCTTCGACAAACGAAGAGGCCGATGTGACGTTCGCTTGCCCTACCGGTAAACCGGTTGGCCCGTACTGATGAGCCACTGCGCGACCTTTTACAGTCACGGTACCTATGGCCGATGCAAATCGGTTTAAGGTAGCAATAGCTGAAATCGTGCGACCGACTGGAATAATCCAATCGACAACAAACGAGAAAGGTATACGTTCCCATAACCACTCTGCCGGAGAACCGACATCATAGTTTGAGGCCCATATTCCGTTGTCGTTCATCTGCACTGTAACAGAAGTCTTATAATTCTTCTGTGCCGACCATGTGGTCGTACCATTATCAATAAGATGGTACTCACGGTGGCCGAATTTGAGGCGCCTCCTTAAGGAAAACTCAGGATTTTTTAGGCGAGTAAGTATATCATACACCCCCGTAACGGTGGGCTTAATGGCGAAGTTGTATTGCAACGTCGCTGCAGGTATACTTATCAGTGACTTCGGTCTTAGACCGCGTAGGAATCGAGCACATTGCCTCGACGCCGGACGCCGGATACATCGTATCACGGACGCCGTCATCTTGACGAAATCCCGAAAGAGCCCAGCGGCTTCATCAATCTCAGCCACTATCCCGGAAATGTCTAAAGACAAATCCTCAAGCTTTGATACATACTTAGCATTCCAGCTGTTCGTATCAAAATTCGGATAAACACCGTAATAAGGGGCCTCAAAGGCTGACTGTACACGGACACATCCAAATATACGGCACTGAACCGGGTCGAAACATGCTGTTCCTTCCTGGTACTTCAGTCCCATACGCTTTTGCCTTTTATAGACTGCCGTACGAGCTGTCGGATTCATTGACAGGTCCGTAGGCATCGCTCTATGCTCGGGCAAATAAGTCGCCCGAGAATCAATCTCCCAATGAGGGAGATCTTGGTCATACGTCCAGATCAGATGGTCACAAGGCTTATGTAAGCTCTTGAGCCATATTCTCTTACTAGTATTTTCCGTGGTGTAGTTAACAGCCACGCCAGCCTCCTGAAAATGGATGCTGGGGAAGATATACACACGTACCGTGTGTCCCAGCAGGGATTAGGTTGCGGTGTATTAAGGTGCCGGCTTACGCC